CTTCAATTCTTTGTTTGTCTATTTGTTCAGCTAATGTAAGATTAGGCTCCTCTTTTTTAATTGGATTACCTTTTTCATCTAGTTTTAATTTAACATCACCACTATCTGTTGTTATCGTTTCAAATTCATCTTCTGGTTTTTTTAAATATTCAGCGTAAGCGGAACCTTCTGATAAAGCTGAAGCCAAATCTGCAGGTGATTGTCCAAAATTACCTATGTTAAAAGAACTTACGTTTTTAGGAAAAAGTTGAGGTGGTTGATAATTAGGATCAGTAAATCTTCGTCCTAAAAAAGCTTTTTTTAAAAAATCTAAACCACTAGATCCACCATTTGAATATCCTACTCTACCTCCTGCATTATATCCTAATCCAGAAGCGATCCCCGTTCCATAACTCGATACAGGTCCTCCACGAAACATTGGTCTTCTTAATATTCTACTCATTATCCAAATAATCCCAGTTTAGATCCAATACTAGCGATACCAGTACCAATACCTAAAGCTGTAGATAATGGACTAGCTGGTGCTGTTGGCGCAGCATATCCTACTGTTTGAGTAGGGAATGCACCTGGTTGAATCTGTGCAAGTTGTTGTCCTACTAAACCTAATCTAGTAAAAGGTTCGAATTGTGCTTCTCTTGCTGCTGCCGCTGCTGCGTCTAATCCAGCTTGAGTTTGTGCTTGACCTGATTGACCTAATTGTGTTTGGTAAGTTCCAAGTCCTTGTCTTGCAGCAAGGTCTTGTGCTGCAGCTGCTTGGGCTTGTTGAAAGCCTTGTTGTAATAATTGTGCTTGTAATCCTGCTCTTTGCATTAAATTTCTTGCATCAAATTCTGTTGCCATAATACCTTCTCTAGCTCCACCATAAGCTCCAGCTTGTATAGCTCTATCTCTATTAGCTGTTTGATTAATTGCTGCTTGTCTATCAAATTCTGCTAATGTTGTATCAATAACTTCTTGTTGATACGGAGACATAAACGGTTGAAAAGCTTGTGGCCCTACTAATGTTCCTAAACCACCAGCCGCGGTTCTCGCATCTTGTTGTAGTTGTGATTCAGCTGCGATCGTTGGTGCGTATGCAGATGTTTGTATTTGTTGACCCATTAAGGGTTCTAATTTTTTAGTGAATGCTGTAAGTGCACCTTCTAATATCGGTGCGGGTAATACCTGTGATATTGTAGTTGGTTCTGCCATTATGCTCTTGCCTCTAGGTTATGCATTAAATCATACATACGTTTTGCGCCTTTATTAACGCTACCACCACCTGCTGCTCTAACAGCATCGGCAGTCATTACAAATTCATTTTTGCTTAATCTTGCAGGGACATCGTCCGCTCTCTCTTTGGCACCAATAGGTATGAAACCACCTGTTCTCATATCCATTTCTTTACCACCAAGATCCATTATACCACCATCTTTTAAAGAAGCAATACCACCTTTTTTCATCTTTTTACCTAGTATCTCTGTTTGTATAAATTTAAATTCTGTCTCATCCATTTCACCTTTTTGAAGCATTTGAGGGGCATATAATTGATAAAATTCTCTTTTTCTATCTTCAGGCATTACATCATCAATATCATTATACATCGCCTCTATAATAGCTCTCATCTCTGATTGACCTGGTTCTTGTGTTACTTCTAATTTATCAACTAAAAATTTTCTAGGTTTTTGTTCTACATTTTTAACAGCTTCTGTAATACCACCAAAGGATACATCACCACCATTATAAAAACCTAGTCTTGCTATACCACCGTTAGCTTTGTTTATTTCTCCATAACCAAATGCACCAAGCATTGAATCTGCATCTGCTTGTTTAGCTAATTGTTTATTTTTATATTTTTCTGTTAGATCCATTATGCGAAATGCTTTATCTTGATCTTCATAAAATTTTTCAAGCAAACCTTTATCTTTTAACATTTTTATTAATTTTTTATCTAATTCGTCTATTTCTTTTTCTTTTTTCTTCATTATTAATTCTCCCATTAATATCTCCACAGGTTCTCTTCTTCTAGGATTTATTTTTGATTTATCTGTTATAAAATTACCTTCTTCATCACGTTTTAAAAAACCTTTTTCATCTCTTACAAATGTACCATAAGGATCTATTTCTTCGAAGTCTTCTCTTGATGCAATTTTTTCTCCAGTTTTGTCATATCTTTTTCCAACTTTTTCAAAAAATTTCATAGTATCCATTATTTCACTAACATTAGGAGCTCTTTCTTCTTCAATAAATGCGGAAAGCGTAGATTTAATCTGATCTGCATCTTCAAACATACGCATAACATCTTTATCTTTTAAAATACTTCCTTTAGTAAAAACAGGTGTACCACCATTATCAAAACCTAGTCTTGCTATACCACCATCTTTCAATAATAATCCTAATTGATCTAATGTTTCATCAATAATATCTTGTGTAAAGTTAGCTCTAGTCATAGAGGCTATAATATGTGCTCTTCTATCCGCGTCCGACGCTGCTTGATTAGCGCCTGCTTGAGCGTTGAATGCATCTAATTCTAATTCATAATCTCTTAATGCTTTTCTAGCTGTGGCCATACCTAGATCCATTGATCCCTGACTAAAAGGTACAACCGCTGCTTTTCCAAATTCTCCTAAACTGGCGCTGAATGGATCTTGTAAAGTTTCTGTTATTCCTTCAGCAAAAGTTGCTCCTTTTTCTAAAGCACCTAAACCAACATTTCTTGCTTTATCTAAAAAGCTTAATTGTTCACCAACTAATTCTGGCTTACCAAATCGTGCTAATTCAGGATTATATGTATCTGCTACTTGCATACCTCTTAAAGTTTCTGCTGCACCTGGTGCTGTAAGTGCTCCTTGTAATCCAGCTAGTCCTAAAGATAATGCAGAAAAATCTCCTTCTTCATTTCCTTCTTGTGCTAATTGTGATGCAAGATTAAGACCACCTGAAAGAAAAGCCCTACCTTTCATAGTGCCTAAAAGACCTGTGCCTGCAGTTCCAGGAGGTAATAAGTATGGCGCTACTGCTGCTGCGTAAGGTAAAAATGGTTTAATCTCATTAGGTACGACTTTGTTTAATACCTTTGCTATTGGTTTTGTTACTTTTTTGAAAGCTCTTTTAATACGTTTAATTGGCATGGTTGTTAATTTTACTTGTTTTTATAGTCCTCGTCAATCTTCCTATATGTTTGTTTTATTACCCAAGGCATGTGGTCCTACAATAACATTCACATTTCTTGATATATCTTCTTGTTTTGTGTCTGTTACAGCACTATCTACATCAGCTTGAGCTTCTGCATCTGATAGATATTCTCTATCTGTTTTTAAATTTTTAATAGTTACCTCAACTCTAGGCTTATAAACTTTTACCTTTTTACCTTCAACTACTTCATCTTTGTATGATTCTTCTTGTTCTACAAATGGCATTATCTATCCTCCCTATTTATTTCTAATACAGATGCAACAACATCTACTTGGCCGCTACTTGCTTGTACCTTTAATATCTCACTTTCTTTCATAATTAAAGGTTCACTCAATACTTGTTCTTTTTGATTAGCAGTTAAATTAACATCATTATCTATTACAAAAACAGCTGCAGCTGCATCTACTAAAGTTACTTTAACAACTGCTGCGCCACCATTATCTTCTGATACTAAAAGAGATTTAACAATGGCTCTTGAATTAGATGGTACTGTATATAAAGTCGTAAGAGCTGTGGTTGTTAAACTTGTTTTTTCGTTTTTATATATATTTGCCATTAACCTAGTCCTAACCAAGTAAATCGTTCTTGATCTTCTTTTTGTTGTGTTAAGTATGTAGAGTTTAATTGCTCTATCAATATAGACAACGCTCTGTTTATTTGTCTTTGATTATCTTCACTATATTCTTTTTTAGGTTCTGGTAATCTTACTACTATCTTTGCCATTATCCTCTCCTTCCATCTGGTTGTAAATCTACTTGAAAGGTACCAAATCTCCACGATTCGCCGGCACCTGTGTTTTCTATTTTAATATTTGCATAACGTCCTCTAGCTCTGGTGTCAACTTTAGTTGTGCTAGATGTAATTGTAAAGGGACTTAATGTAGTTGCTGCACTTGGATCTGCAGGAAAATCTTTAACAGATATAGTTACTTGGTTATTACCAGTTAATACTTTAAAGTTTGGTAAAAATCTACGCATAGCTAAAAACACTTCACTTTGATCTTTTTGTAAAGAGAAGCTGAAAGATTCTACAAAAGAAGTTAAAGCTGTTGTACTACCATCGGGATTAACTTGATCTGTTCCTATTTCATGTTCAAACAATACTGTTTGGCCTAAACCTGTTTCTCCTTGAATAACAGGAAATGTTCCTGTAGCTGTACTATTATATGCAGTCGCATATGGTTTAGGATATACTAATGAATCAATCCAAGTTGTTCTCATTGCATTTGTATTTGTAGCCGTGTACCAATTACCCATAGGTAATCTTGCATTATCTTGACCATAATTATAAACAACATATCTATCATTAAAACTAGCATTAGTTGTTGGATACCACCAGATAACCTCTGTATCT